AGTGTTATTCTTCGTACTATTCGTTCCCATTTAGCAAAGTTTCAATCTACATTACTTACCGCGATTATGCGGTTCTCGCCTGAATCTAAATCTGACCATGATTTAGAACAAATTAATTTTAAAACTCAACATTAGGAGCTAGAAATGGAATTATCTCACGATGAGACAAGAAATAAGATAGAGCCACAATCTATAGTCACTGACGGATTCGACATCCGCAAGAGTGTGTTTATCATACCGGTTGACGCACCACTGCCTAATGAATTAGCGGACGCACCTGTTTCTGCGGGCACGCTTTATCAAAGATTGGCACCATTAACTGCTGAGACTATTGATACGGATTTCGCACTTGTTCCACTCGCAGGCAATGAGCTTTTAGCTCTTGACCGTGCTTGGACAACGCTTGTTAACGCACCTAGAATTTATGTCTTACTAGAAATTCCAGGAGCAAAGTATGACATTTTATTCACACAAGCCCGTCGTCAGCTTGGCCTGCGCAGCCTTGATTGGCCGACAGTTGCGGAATCTATAGCTGAACGTGTACGTACAGTTCAGAGAACAACTGACAAAACACCTTGGGCACTCGGTGTTCAGAAGAAACAATATTCCGGCTCTAATATTGATGAGGTTAATCAACAAGTAGAGCCTCCTAAAACGGAAGGAGACGCAATTGAAGATTAATCCGGAGCATGAGTTCTTATTCAAGACTACCGGAGCTAAAAGATACATTGCGAAGAAACAGATTCCTCGTGCCAATGCTGTGATCTCGTTGTCGTATGATGACAGGCCTCGACCTGGTGACAGAGATAAATTTCTGTTCGCTGACGATCCTAGATGCCTTAATATCACTGAGACCTTAGTGAAACGTTTGGGTGATGAATTTCCTGTTGATGTGTTACCTTCAGGATTCGCTGGACCTTCCGCTGTTCCATCTGACTGGAATAAGTTACTTAACGTGTCGGGATATGGTGGTGACCCCTTACCTATTCCTGTTTACAACAACCAACATCTGATTGCTAGCATGGGGCTAGCGAATAAGATCAGACCTGCCGACGTACCGTGGTTTAAGGAATTGGTTCGTCTTTTCTTTGGGGCAGCAGTTCCTGCTGATCTACATATAAGAAAGGCCGCATCTACCGGTTTTCCTTGGTTCACGACGGACAACGAGTACAAGAAACTAGGCACTATCAAATGTCTTCATAATATCGATGACTGGCTTGCGTCTATGTCGGGGGATAAGCAACAATCAATCCGGGCTCTTGAGATCTACGATTCTATTCCCGTCTTTGCTATTCAGAAAAGACAACAACCGGATGCTGTATCATTAGTCAACGGAGTTTATAAGCCGAAAGACCGACCTTTTCCTACTGAAGAGGAAGCTCGTTCCGGCAACTATGAGGCGAAGAGATTTGTCAATAAAACTGTCTACGACTATAAAGGTAGTATTATAGAAGGACATTTCGCAATGCGTCAAAGGACAGTGTTCGGAATGTCAGGTATACCGAACTACGTTATGACCGCCGTGATGGGTTGTTTCAGAGAGGTTTATCTGAATAGATTTGCATTCACCTATAAGACGCGGGATGATGCGGATAAAGAAGAGAAGATTTCAAGATACAAATTCACAGTAGGTTCCGATGTTAAACAAATGGATACCACTGTACCGGATTGGTTCTTGGAATTACTTTACGAGGAGCTACCTAAGTACTGGGATGAACGTCTAGTGGTAGTGCTTCGACGCATGATGAAAGCCCCGTATGTGGTACCTTCTCCGTGGGTGAAGACACCGGAAGATTACAATCCGGTATTTGGGCCTTCACCGCTCGAAGGCAACTCGTTCGATGCTTCCGTGGGACTACCTTCAGGTATCTTCATTAATCCTGATATTGGAAAGCTGTGGATGACTTTTGTTTACAGTATCCTATATCGTGACGTTGGAGCTCTGCGAGTTGTCTCTGAGCTGGAGCCTTTCCTCCAAGGAAAGAATCCTGATCATGCTTTGCTTGATATGTCAGATGATGCTGCCATGTTGACTAATAACCAATTAATAGCAGCGCAACTTAAAGAAGGAAAGTCACCTTATGCCGTACTAGAGCCAGAAACACCTGTGCTTTATCTTGGTTCTGTCTTTGCTGAGGTTGATGGGAAGAAGCGATCTTTTCCTAATCCAGTAACCTATGTAGTAAACATGCTCGCTCGTGAGGACTCGATTGACAAAATCAATCCAGTCAATCATGCTGAAGGTGTGCTAGCAAGATACCAGCAATATTCGCGAACACCAATCTTCCGTGATCTCAACCAGATCACTGAAGAAGTGATTCGAAAATACGCTGGTGTGAACCCTTATCTGATGGCCCGTTCCATGGCTAAAAGACAAAGGTTCAATGATGTTGACGCGTTAGTTATCGCAAATCCGCATTACCTTAACTATCGGGTCGATCCTAAAACCGTGTCTAAGGAAGTATTGGATGAGATTGTAGCAACTATTCCCGCTATCAATTTCTTCGATCGAATCAGACATTTATTCAAAGTTCCAACAACTAGTATAGGAGAAGTAAATGGCTAAGTCCATTGATACAGTTATACCAAGAGAGGAAGTGTTCTTTGAACTCCCTTCTCTTGCCCATCCTGAGGTCTACATTCAGTTTGGACGTGATGGAAAATATGGCGTCAGGAGGAAGGATCACATTCTCGACGAACCTTTAACTATGAAAGTAGATGATTTCAAGGATTTACCGCACTATCACTACTCTCTTCCGATCAAGGTTGGATCCAAGCCTACGATTAGCTTGCCGTTTGGCTTGATTATCTTGACTGGCTTTACCAAAGCTGGTAAGTCCAATTTTATCACCTCAGTGAACGCAGCCACTTTAGCTGCCCAGCAAGCCGAATTGTTCGCTAGAGTGATTGCAGTTGAGCCCGTGGCTGGTGATGACTTAGCTGTGCCTTTGTTCTATTCGATCGATGCTGCCATCGTGTATCTTGTTACTCAGCATATGGCGTTGCGGAAAACAGGGGCTCCAGCTCCCCTAATGGTAGTTGATTCCCTGCGAGAAGCATTGTTTGAAATCAGTGGTACTGCTGGCGAAAAGGGCATTATTAACGCCTTCTTTACTGCCACTACTCGGCTCTCAAATGCTCTCGCCTCCAACGGCATGACAATGTTAGCAATCGTAAATCCGATGAGCACTGACGCTGAGTACATCAAAGGTTTCATGTCTAGATTGGATAGTGCGGTACCGGCTTACATCAATTTGCAAACCCGTTCTGAAGAGGGTGGAAAAGCGGTGTTCGGAGGCCAGATAGCTGTTAGGCCTCGACGTGAGCTGCATAACTTTACGTTTGCAGTATCCAGTAAGATCACTACTGAGCTTTTAGAGGTGGTCGAGTTTAATGCTGGGCGAGCAACTGAGTTACCTGGGTTATACTCAGGTGTAAATTCTGTGTTACAAACTGAAATTTAGGAGAATAAAATGGTTAAGAAAACAGTAATCCCAACAAACAATAACAGTGCTGGCAAAGGTGATGATGCCTTACCTCCTAGTACCAACGTAGTTGTTTTCGATCAACTAATTAAGAAATTTGACACTAGCGACAATGAACTTAAAGGTACACTTCGCAAACGCCAAGCCGACACTGCTATTTCAACAGGCAGTGTTGATTTCGTATCATTTCATCGTCCTACCGATGTTTTAGTCTCAAGATGGTATCCAGGTTACCGTGTGACGGATTTATCCGGCGCCGACGCTGAAGAATCGTTAGGATTCATGCTTGCCGATGACATGACAAAAGTCACCGATACTTCGAAAGCTGCTGAAGAAGTGGCTGATTCTTTGTATGGTTTTCAAAGACTGTTAGGAAACCCATCGATCGCTAATGCTATCGTTTTAGAATTACTTCCAAGGAAAGGTGTCCCTGTTAGACGTGATAAATACCTTGTAACCGAAGAGATGGTAGGTGACGTCACGAACAGTCAGTTAGCATCATATGGAGAAACTAGAGTCTCAGTTGTTTCCGCGATCTCCCACGTAATCACACGTGTATTTGCACATCTTGAATTGGTTTTACCATCACCTGAACAAAAGCAGGTCAAGATAGCAAATTCATTCGCGATTACTCCTGCTGACCTGAAGAAGTTGATCATGGTTGATTCTTTGCGTGATCTATTCTCGGACGCTAGACTAGGAGATGTTCGTAGAGCATTAGATAAAGATGCCACTCCTGAGATTATTGCTGAAGTAATTTCAAAAATGTTGCGCACTGCTGCAAGTTCTATTCCAGAAATAGTACTAAAATTCCAGCAAATAGATATCGTGCAACAATTAGTGCATCGATTCCATGTTGACCCTCGCTCTCTAAGTCAAGTGATGCAAGCTTACTCTGGATTGCAACAACTTGCTAATTTCTCAAACTTTGCAGTTTGGGCGGCAAAGAATCCTCTGTTCGGTTTTATTGAACAGAATAACACTGATCTTAAAGAAGCATGCGATAATATTTTGTCAGTAATTAATTCAGCACCTTCTATTGAAGCTATGTCACTCAATAAATACATGGATCACTTCGGTATCGTACCAGCAAGTGCGTCAGGTATCTATCGTGGCGCTGTCATGTATCAAACAAAGTCACAATCTTCACAAATGGATGTGATTCAAGGAAAGATACAAGGTGACGGTTGGTTAGTTAATCAGCAACCAGCTGAATACACCCCAATCTCCCGCCTGGCAGATGAGCTCAATCGTAACATTCTTGACCCTCGTTCACTAGGGGGTTTAGCAAACTTGGTCGCGGATGAGATCTCACTTCAACCATTTAGCCTAGGTGATGCGCCTGTCTTAAATACCATCAATGTATCAGATGATGATATTCAATATGTAGCAATGGCGATTGCTGAGACATTATCCTTTGTCCAGGTAGCGACCGGGCGTAAGAAAGGTGTAGGAATGACCGGCATTCCTGATATCGTATACGGCGTGAATGTTTCCGAGCAGTTCTTAATGAATGTCGGCGCAGCCAATCCTGGTACGGCTTTCTTCACTGATCCAGTGGCCGTTGTTTTATACGGTCTAGGTGATGAATTCTTGAATAGTGTCAAAGAGCCAATTCCTCTCCCATCAAGAAAACAAAGCTTTGATTTGCCTGTTGCTCTAGACACACATTTCAAGGGTGACATCTCAAACTACGTGTCAACTAAGATTGAGACTCCTTTCAAAGTGAAATTACCCATCTCCATTACACAGACTGACGGAAAGATTGGTAGTATAGATATGATCATCTCTGTGCTGCCTATCTTGCTACCTGCACCTGATAGTAATGGTAACATCGCAATCGTGGATAGTAAAGTTCATTACTATTCTGTCAATGAACCTGGTGTCGATAAGGACATGAAGATGATGCTCGCGATGGCATCTGAGTATCAGCAATATGGTAATCGCGTCCTGCAAGATCGAGCTAAATCATGGATCATCGAGACTCTTGGTAATGCGATGCAACATCCAATCATCGTTTCGATGGCGACTAGAGCCGTTAATCGGTCTCTGGTGGCTCAATCATTCGACGGTCGTCGACTGAAATCACAATTCTATGATTTAATGATTATGGCGTACTTTACCGCATTGCTTGGTACGTTGACACGTTTTAACAAGGTTCAAGCTACAGTAGCTGAAGACCTGATCAAGAATGTGCCTGTTCCAGGCTTGTCGATCAAAGCTTCTGCTCTGTTAATGTCGATGCCAATGCAACTAAATGCTAGTTCCCTATATAGCGGTAACTAGAATTAATTTAGTCTAATAAATAACCGAGCGAAAGCTCAGCTCTTACTGCTTAGTGTAAG